AAATTAAAAAGCCACGAATTTTTCATTCGTAGCTTGACTTGGTGCAGATAGCGAGAGTTGATTTATTACACAATATGCAACTGTGATTTTATTAATAAAATCGTTCTAAAGCCGCATTTATCAACATTTTAAATAAATAACGTTTCTGATGTTAAAGTTCGTGTTTTCTATAAATTCACGTAGCACATATATAACTTTATGTACAATAAACAAACTATAAACAAACTTTTATAAACCTCTTAAAAACACATTTAAAAATATTTTATGAATTTTACTTGCATTTGATTTTTATATATGCTATAATAAATTCGATCCATTTTTTTGTACTTTTCCCGTTTTAATGGATAAAAGACGAGCAGCAATGTCCGTCTTTTTTATTGTTCTTCCATATTCTCTTCCAAATATTTTACAATAACCATGCGGCAAAGGTTTGACATTGACCTGCCGTCTTTTTTTGCAAGATTTTCAATTTGTTCCTTCTCCGTCTTTGTAAGTCGGACATTTATCTTTTGATCAAGTGGCTCCATATAATCCCCCTTTTATTCTTCATCTTCAATCAGTTGTTCAAGTTGGTCGATTGTTTCCTCGACGATATAATCACGTGCTTCATAAAGTGCTTCTTCGTCGATATCTTGTTCATATTTAGCGTAATAATCTCCGATTATTTCGTTGATTTCTCTTTCATCTTCAGATAAATTCAACCTATATGAATTGTTATTCATTAGTTCAGTTTCGGCTAATTCAAGCGTTTTTTCATATTCTCTAATCAATTCATCGCCATAATTTTCAATCAAAGATTCAAATTCTTCAGATGCATTTTCTTTAAATTTATTATATACATCTGACATTGTAAAGAATACAGTAAAATCGACATCTTCATCTTCCATTTCTTCATAATAGCCTTCGGAGCATCCTTCATAGCTATAATTTTTATCAAAGAATTTTGAGAATTCTTCCTTACTCATATCTTTCGCATTTTTAACTTCTTCAATCTTTTGTGTTAATTCTTCTACTCTTGTCATTTTAAATCCTCCTTCGGCTTTCGCCTTCTTTATCTCTCTTTCTTTAATTATATTATACCCCATTTGTCGCCGCTTGTCAACACTTTGACTCTAATATTTTAAATTTTTTTATCCCCTACAGCCCTTGAAAACAAGCCATTCTTTAAAATATTTCAAAATTGTAATTATTTTGTAATATAAAATATGTAAAAAAATAAGGGGAGATTTCTCTCCCCACAATTTAACCTCTTCCGTTATCCGCTATCCCCTCGGACAACATATACATAACCAAAGTCCCGATCGCTCCCACAAAAGTCACAATCTTACCTGTCGTCTCCGGAGTGAATGCCGTAAAAGCAACCACACTCACAACAACACCAACAATTGCCGCCCAAAACTTTCTTGAGCTTAACTTCTGTTTCCAATTAATTTTCATGTTGCATCTCCTTTCTTACAATGTCATCATACCTTTTAAGCATGACGATTATTTGCTCACGGGTACAATTCCCTTGTGGGTTTGTACCATCTGTAATTCCTTTTTCTTTTGCCCAATCCCAAGCTTCTTTTGCCCAACTTGATACCTTATCCATTTTAATCTCCTTATCATACTTGTAAAGTTTATGCTCTTCAATCAATCTTATAAGCTTGCTGCTGTAATTTAAATCTGTCGCATACCCACACGCTCTTAATGCTTGTGCTTGTTCTTTATAGCTCGAAGCTTCTAATACTCTCTTGTAATTCTTTTTTCTCCATTCAGTGGATACAAAAAAATTATCATGGTCGATTATACTTTCTGAAATACTGTTATATTTTCTAAAATCCGCCTTTATTTCATACTTCACACCATCTGCTCTTTGTTCCCAAGTGCTCTTTGTATATACCTTGCCGGTCCACTCTTTGGATGCTTTAATTCCAAAGAAATTATACGCTTTATGAGCCAATTCAGACCTACCCCAATCGCTTTCAAGAATTGCTTGAGCGATAGTGATAGACGGCAATATATTGGCCGTTTTGGGTAGATGTTTTACAATTGTGGGAATAAAATCAGTTAATTTAAAGTAGTCCGCAACTGTTTTCGCCGTTACATCTGCGACCTTATTTAAGTTTTTTCTGTACTTAATAACGTCACTCCAATTATCATGGAAACAATGCTCAATTATGAAGCTGTGTTTCGCCTGACTGCTTCTAAGTACACCATAATAATTTGTTCCGTTTGCTTGTTTTCTATACCTTGTCCCTCGATTCGGAATACCCAATGATTTCGATATAGATATGCAAATCTTATCTGTGAGCGGTTTTATAGATTCTCTTGTATTTGTGCTGTCCCATATTTCCACACCACTTGCGAGTCCATTGGCGGCATTTGAGTGGCATGAAATCAATAAATCAAAGCCTTTTCCCATTCTCCCACGCTCGGCAAGTGACGGGTCATCTTTTATATTTTTCCTTGTCAATCCTACTTCGATTCCATACTTTTCAAGTGCAGGCTTTAAGTAATCTCGGCAATAAATAAAGTTGCATTCGCCTTCGTTGCAATATGGAAGATTGTCCACTTGTTTAAATCCACGGTTGTATCGATTCCCGGCTCCGTGTCCGGGATCTAATAAAATTTTCATTAAATCACTCTCCTACATAAAATGGGATAGCAACACGCTATCCCATCAATTTTTTCCCAAGGCATCGACCTTGCTTTCTAACCTTTCAAGAATCCGTTTCACTTCCGGACTGTCTTGCTTTTCCTTAATCTCCTCGATATCATGCTTCATATCGAGCAAATGCTGCTCCATCTTTTCGTGGTAGAGCTTAGTGTCCTTGATGACTGATGTATTTGCTTCAATCACCTTCGTGACTTTCTCTATCATCTTCGGCATCTGTACAAGATACAATGCTGTAATTACCACCATTGCCCCGAAGTTTACAATCGGTTGATATAAATCCATAACTCGCTCCTTTCTTAAAAAGAAAATTGTTTTAAAATTTCTTGCTCTTGTTCTATGGTAGACTTTTTTAATATTATTGCGTTATGAGTAACTGTAGTTGGATTTCTTTTTAAAGTTAAATAGAAATCATTAGGTTTTTCACTGCCCCATTCCCACCAGCTTCTATAGAAAATTATCCCGTTGTATTCGAATATAGATTCTCCATAATCCACTTTTCGGATTTTATCTATACTGCCACCATATGCTATATAACAAAGTTGAAAATCACTTTCATAAGTCATTGAACTAGGAAATGCGAACCACATCATTTCATCATTGGCAATTTGTCTTAATTTATAGGTATATGAAAAGGTTTCACTCCCGCTAGGTGGACTAATTTTATCAAACACCGTCGTGTCTTGTAGCTTATACAACTTAAATGGTTTTGGAATTTCCCACAATAACTTATCCTGTCCCATAATCTTCGCTATAGAACTTCCAACCGTTCTCACTTCTTTGATATTTTTATCAACTATCATAATTTTAAATTCTTTAAAACCTCCTGTTCTTTCTCAGGTGTGCTTTTTTGCATAACGATGACTTTTGCCATTGAGTCTTTACCGTTTTTTATAAAAGGAAAAGAATTATGGTAATCTAAATATTCGCCCCAAACTGTTTGCTCCCATCTTACATATATAGTCCGATTTAAGAAAAAATGTTTAAAAGCAGTAAAAAATCCTTCATAGTCACTATATCCATCATCAACATGCAATATACTTAATTCACGTTTAACGTCACTAGGCATAAGACCATTTTGAGTAGCGCCCCCACTATATTCAAGAGGCACTGAAACCCATACTACTTCAGTTTTATCATTAATAGATAATTTTATTTCATAACCATTTCCAGCGTCTATATTGTCCCCTTTAGGTACAATGATTTTTCTTGCCACTGTAGAATCGGTTATATTATAAATTCTCGGAGGAATATATGGTTTCCACACCGTCTTGTCCATATACTTAACTTCGGCTATCTCGAACCCCCCCGATAATTTTAGTTATCTTTTCGTCAATTAACATAGCCTACTCCTTTATAAAGTAAAGAGTGTCAGCACGGTTCTTTTCTGTGCTCGACAAAGCATCATACTCAGATTGAGTTAAAATCTTACACTTTTTCATATCGACTATATCAGATTGATTGACCTTACCACTTATAGCTGTCCTGTTTTCCCTTGTTCTTTTATCGAAGTCTCCAATCCAATCCTCTACATCTCTCGAACTTCCCACGCTGGTCCAACTGCTTGCACTTGAGTAACCTTTGGTTTTTGCCCTTGATACATCTTGACCGGATACACTTGAGAGCTTACTGTTCCATGTAGTTTTCTCAGAATCTGTCACTGTTCTATGAGTTGAATCATCTGTGAGTTCAGATAATTTGGTTTTTATATCCGTTTTATCCGCTTTCGTCGCCACTGTTTGCTCAATAGATTGAACCTTAGTAGATAGAGTATCTGTTGTACTTGTTGTTGCATATTTACTCAAGTCTATGCTATTAAGTTTCTTTTTATCACTTGCACTCATATAACCACGATTTGATGTCGTTGCCTCATTTCCACTTGCAGTACTTGATAAATTGTTAAGCTTGTTTTTATAAGCAGTTGTAAAATCATTCGTTGATAGGTTTTTTCCGCTGACTTTATCTACTTTTGACGTATTCAAGGTATTTGTGTTATCTACAAGTGTTTGATAATCATAGTTTGTAAAGTTCCTTGCTACTACGGTTGCTTTATCCCATTTTTTATCAGTTCCCTCGAAACCTCTTTGTATATCATAACCACCGTCACTTCGTTTAGACTTGACGAGTATTGTCTCCGCATTTTCACTGTCACCCATGGTTGCAAGTGTGGGAAGTGTTCCAAACACTGAACCATCAGCAACATACATGACAGTCGCCCCTTGTGTCAACACTTCTTTTAAGTATGTTTCAGGAGAGTTTACCACTCCCTTATACATTGTTTTCAAATTCGCCATTAGTAATCTCCACCCCCTCTAGATGTTGTAAATAATTGTATAAATAAACTTGCATTCACCCTTGTAAGTCCATCCGGGACTATTTCCACAGTATGCCAAGTTCCTCTTTGTATTCTTCCACCTTTATCTTTTGACAGATATGGGATTATATCAACCTCTTTGTCGCTTATATTCACTCTTTGTCCGTCAATCTTTAGATATGCACTCCTAGCACTTTGCCCTTCATACATGCCGTACTTGATTTCATGAGTATGGTCCGGAAGTGTAAAGTTATGTGTATGGTCCGGTATATCCACTGTGTGACTGTGTCCGCTTACGCTTATAGTATGAGTGTGGTCGGAGATTCTTACACTATGACTATGACTTGGTAAATTAACAGTATGTTCATGGTCTCCGGATTCACTGAACCAATGTACTATACCTCTTGTATCTTTAATTCCTGTATTATCAGGTATCCCGTGGTTATGACCAAAACCGTTATGAAGATATCTATCCACTCCCGTCGTTGTATATCCACCGCCACCGCTATCTGTAGAAGTCCAATCGCCACCACCTGATGATGTTGATTCGTATATACTACCATCAGTACTTGTTGACGTGTATTTCCCACCGCCTGACGTTGTTGTTTTGCTTATAGCTCCACCACCTTTAATCGCCTTACTGTAGGCTCTAAAAGCTTCAAGTGTATAGTTCAATATCAATTTATTTATTCTCGCCATTTCTGTCGGTATATAGAACTTAAACTTTGCTGGATATTTGTTGTCCGCATTGTCTGAGTAAGTCATTTGCATTAAGTTTGTCGCCCCTTGAGCATAATTGTCGTTAATTCGTGACCGCTCCATTAAGTCGGAGATTGAACCTGATATATCTTGTTTTTTGTTTGCAATTTCAAGGACTACATCATACGGACTACCTGCAACATCTTTTTTTGAGACTGAGACAATTGGGAAGTATAAATCTTCGGATGTATCGTCATCTTTAATTAGTACTATATCTCCGACCTTAAACTCGGAGTACTTGTTTTTATCCACAACCGACAAATCTACTGTATCAATCTTGTATGAGATATACGGTTCCGACAGTCCATCGAGCATCGCCCTTGTATACTCTAAAAGCGTTTCAGGGCTTTCAAATCTTCTATCAGTAAGTATTGATGTTTTGAGTCCATACTTGCTGACGTTCTTTTCGAGATATGGTTTACCACCGTTAATCTTTGCAAAGTCAAGTTGATTGTCACCTTCTCCGAAGCCGAGAGCATATAGACGAGTTACAAGGTTTGTAGGGTCTTCTGTTTTCTCAATTCCTACAAGGTTTTTTCTGTACCGGATGTCGCTTTTTGGAGTTTTATCAATCTTTAAAAGATTCATAGTCCAAGGATATTTACTTGTCTCAAAAGTCCATTTATACTTTTCCACAAACGGTTTTGGGATTGAAAAAAGTGAGGATAAAAGATTTTCATTTTCCCACTTATATTCAAATTGTCGTCTAAAATCACATCTTCCAAGCTTCCATCTCTTTACTGCTTGATGGTCTAGTACGTATCTGATTACACGGTCAGTATATACTCCGTTATTGCCGATTTGATGATATCTGAACATCACATCGTCTAGGAGTGTTGCCAATACGTGTTCACAATTGAATTCGATGTAACTTTCGTTATTTGTGGTTATTGTTTGTGGGAGTATTCTAAAGAGTTCCACACGCTTACCGCTGTCAAAGAGTTCTACAAAGTAGAAAGGTTGACAGTATATGATTTTCTTATCATTTTTCGGCAATTTAAAAGAGCAGACGCTCAACTCGTTTAATTTCATCGTATACGATATATCGTATGCGTTTTCGAGTCTTGCCTGCTCTTCCATGCTTTGATTATAAATTTTAATATTATATTTCATTATAACCACTTATCCTTCCAATAAGTGTCTACTGTGATTCCACTCGCATTCTCCGCCCTTATTGTTATATCATTTTCACCGATAAAGAAGTCGAAAAAGTCCGAACCATTTGTCAGTAGGTTTATAGCGTTCCTACCACCTATAGTAGCCGTCAAGTCGCAAGTGTTAATCACAAGTTCTTCTCCTGGTCTTAAGATAATCTTGCTAAGTTCCACAAATTCTTCGCCGTATATGCTTCCTAGAGCATAAGAATCGATTACAATAGGTGTTTCTATACTGCTATCAATAAACTTCCTTAATACCCCTTTAAGCGACGATTTGAAAGCGACATTTGTAGAACCGTTTCTATATCTCTTTAAAACCGACTTCGATGTAGCACTTAAAGATATAGATGTTCTTATATTTCCTAAAAATTGCTTTTGAAAGACATCTTCAATCTTTGCACCTACTGTTATCGCCGCATTTGCTGTGACTGAAACGCTTGCGGATGCCTTTCGATTGAATTTACCTAGATTATATTTCATCTATGCCACCGAAACGGACAAATCTCCCTGTCTTATAGCAAACTGTGTTCCTTCGGATATCGTTACCGGCTTGTTAAAAGCACCGTATGCTAAAAGGTTTCCACCCTCTTTCGCATCTCTTATACCGAAGTATGAAACTTCGCCCCAATCTGATGTCGCTTGAGTAAATTCGATTGCATTTGAATTTGTGATTACCCCTTGGTCAGATTGTTGAGATGGACTTCCGAAAGTCACAACTTGTCTTGTATATGCACCGCCCGTAACTTCGGAGCCTGTGTCCGAGTCGGTCGGATTAGTTTTATACAAAGCAAGAAAGAGTGTAGAAGCCTGTCCGACAGATTGGTTTCTGAAAAAGTAATTTAGTATTGCTTCTTCAAGATAGTTACTTGCTCTCATCTATTTTACCGCCTTTCTAATAATAGTTAATTTTGTGATATTTGTATTTCCTGTATTTTTTATGATAAATTCACCGCAAGTGTTGGCATTGCCCGAGTTTTTAATTGTGAAATCCACACGTGATGTACCCGATTCGATTTTACGATTCAAATCTTTTGAAAGAGCAAAAGGTTGGCATTCGAAAGTCACACTTGCTTCACCTTTACTCATTAAGTCCCATTGGTCAAGATCTATAGCATCATACACGCTTGCTTCATAAGCTTTGGTCGGTTCATCGTCAAATATCAAATAACCGTTGCCCGAAAGCCACGCTGCAACACGACGTACTTGTTCTCTAAAGTCTTCAAAATAGTCTTCATTTACGATGCCGATTACAACCGTGATATATCGTTTTTCATACTCATTGCTCTCAAGTTCAAGTGTTCCGGACCTTCCAAGTATAGTGAATTCTTTCTTTCGTCTTTCAGGAGTGACTGTGCGATTTGTGGATTTTACACCCACACCGAGTTCATCGGAGTGAATACCTCTAAAATTAAATCCTATAGGCTTGTTTAGCATAGTGCACGCCCCCTTGCTTCACGCTTTTGGAGTTCATAAAGTTTTCTTGCGATTTTATCAATATCAGCTTCCTCACGAACTTCAAGCTTGTCAATTTTTATCGTATAACCTTTGCCGGACTCTTCCCTTACTATCTTTCTTAGGTCGTCAATCGCCGCGACAAATTCAGGGCGCTTCTCACCAACCCCAATCACCGTTGGCGACTTAAAGATTCCACCCTTGTCGTACCATGAAACACCTGTGACATCTACCGCCGAACGATATGCTCTAGCAGGACCGGCACCACTTCTTGTTCTTGCCGGAGTATAGTTGCCGCCACCGCCGCCGGCTCCGCTTTCTCTTTCAGCTTTGCTCTTAAACCCAAAAAATTCTCCAATCTTGCTTATCGCCTTATCCATCCAATTTTTAACACTTTCATATATGTTTTTAAAAATGTTTCCAATCTCTTGTGGTAGGTGAGTGACCGCATTGACAAAGTTTCGTGCCATTTCCTTTGCTTTATCCCACACGGATTGAGCTGCATCGCTTATTGGTTTAATTATTGAATCTTTAATCGAGTTCCATACTGTTTCAGCTGTGGACTTTAACGTGTTCCACACGGTTTCGAGCGTGGTTTTTATACCGTTCCATACTGTTGTAAAGAGCGTGCTTACAATCTTCCACATGGTTTCATAGTAAAGTTTAATTCCGTTCCATACGGTTTCGCAAACTGCTTTAATTCCCTTCCATATGGTTTCAAGGAATGTCTTTATTCCGTTCCATGTAGTTTCAGCAACCGTCTTGATTGCAGTCCATGTTGTTTCAAAAAACTCTTTAATTGGTGTCCAAATCTTCTCGGCTTCTTCTTTTATCGAGTTCCAGGTGTCAACAAGGAATTTTTTTGTCGATTCCCATGCAGCTTTAATTTCATCCCAATGTTTGATTGTCAAGACTACCGCAGCTCCAACGGCAACTGCGACTAAACCTATAGGGTTTGACAGTGCTCCAATTGCTTTTATAACCGCTCCAATACCCGATGTAATTTTACCGAGTATTACAAGTACCGGACCAATTGCTGCGACTATAAGTCCAACTTTTACAATTGTTTGTTGGGTTTGTGGAGAAAGGTTTTTCCACGCATTACTTAAACTTTTAAGCTTTTCAACAAGTGCTTCAAGTACTGGCGCCGCTGCTTCTTGTATTGATGTAAAAACATCAGCTCCAAGCATTTTAAGATTGTTCATCGCGGTTTTAAATTGGTCGATTGGGTCAAGCGTTCCTTCAAACGTTTGTGAAACTGTCCCTGCAAAATCTTCACCGGATGCTGTAAAGTCATCAAGAGAAACAATGCCATTTTTAATTGCATCAACCATCAAAGGTCCATTCTTTGAACCGAAGATTTCAGACGCTTGATTTATTACGTCTACACTGTCTCCGCCTTGTTCAACTGATTTAAAAAATTCCGCCATACCTTCTTTAAGTGTTTTTCCATCTTTTGCAAAGGTGACTTGTGCTTTCGTCAATGCTCCAATTGCTTTCGTTGAATCGAGACCTGATTGCTCAAATTTCGCCATAAGTATTGCCGATTCATTGAGTCCGAGACCCATTTGTTTCAGTTGTGGAGCACCTTTTCTTACTGCTTCAAAGATTGAATCTGTTGATTGCCCGGTTTGTTGAGCCGCTGCTGTAACTGCATCCAAAAATCCTGGCAACTCTTCAGTGCTTGCTCCGAATTGCTCCATCGCTTTCTTTGCTGCAATTGTGGAGTTCGTGATGTCAGCACCGTTGATTTCTGCAAACTGAATCATCTGTGTGGATGCTTGTTCAAGTGCTTCACCTGTGAGTCCAAATTGTGTATTGAGTTCACCAATTGCATCTCCGACTTGTTGAGCATCTACCGGAATAGAAGTGAAGACATTTCTAAAATTTTCTTCAAATCCTTTCATAGCATCGCCCGTTGCTCCGGTCTTGGTGACTATGGTATCGAGTGCGTCGTCTATGCCCTTCCATGCTGCACCTGCTGCGGTTCCAATTGCAACAATTGGTGCAGTCAATTTTTTGGACATTTCTCCGCCGACTTTAGTCATCTTGTCGCCGGCTTTTTTGAAACCGTCACCGATTTTATTCATTGCACCCTCAAAGCCTTGGAGTCCTTTTAATTCTTTTTGCGTGGATTTAAGTTGGTCGTTAAAGGTTTTGACTTGAGATTCAGCTTTGATGACTTCTTGTTGGAATTTGTTGTACTGACCTTGGTCTATTTCTCCGTTTGCAAATTGTTGTTCAACATCCGCCTGTGCTGCTTTAAGTGCATCAAGCTTTTCTTTCGCTGCTTGAGTTTTCTGTTTTAAAAGTTCTTGTTTTTGACTTAAAAGCTCAACATTACCGGGATTGAATTTAAGAGATGAATCTATATTTTTAAGTTCTTTATTAAGTGCGTTGACTTCTTTATTTGAGTCTTTAATGGCTCGATCAAATTTGGTCGTATTGCCATCAATCTCAATTGTGATGCCTTTTATGTTTCCAGCCATTTTTCATCTCCTTTCTAGAATTTAAAAGCGGAGTTAATATCCGCCTGTGTTGCCTTCCTAGCTCCTTCCGTTTCGTCTTCATCTGTTTTATATGCTTTGTTATACTCCACACAATACGAGATGAAACCCCCGAGAGTAAGTTCGTCAAGGTCTTCGAGCTTTAAACCCCTTTGTGTCGCCCCTAGAAGTATTTGTTGTGGGCTTATGATTCCTTTTTCTTTGTTATCGTCTGTAATTTTTTTTTAGTTATAAGTGAGCTTATAACACAAGGAACTAATTCTTTCAAAACGTCAAACATTGGGAACTCCTCGAAACTGTCATACCAATCGACAATCTCAGGTATATCTTTGTCTGCTGTTTGTGCGAATACCCACACCAACTTCTGTATATCTGTAAGTTTTAAACTCATCAAATTATTCAACACCGCTGTCACTTCGTCTTCTTTAGTTGTTGCATTTTGTACACCTTCAAAGACTTCCGCAACTGTCGGGAGCAAAGCTTGTAGGATATCATAATTAAACTGGTTTTCAAATCTGATAGGAAAAGAAGCGGTGATTTTAAAGTCTACCGCTTTTCCGTCAATCTTAATTGTTTTAAGCATTTGCTTTCTCCAAAATCTTGGTTAGAGCCGTCGCATAACCGGTTGAGTCACTTTCAAAGATAGCTTTAATCGATTGGTCACTCATACGTGGAGAAGCACTAATCTTTAGTTCAGCGGTTACCGGTTCAGCTGAATCTGTAATTGTATTTGATTTTACAGACGGTTTTCCGCAACTCACTTTCATCAGTTGATAAACCGTCGGTGACTCATCACCTTCAATTTGAAATGCCATACCAAATTGTTTAACTTGGTCAGTTGCTTTTTCAACTAATGCTCCGGATGTTGTGTCTTTAATTTGACCAAAGATTTCTGTCAGTATGTTTGCTGGAATCCTTGCGATTTCCAAACTTCCTGTATATCCGCTTGATTTAAAACTTGAAAAATACAACATGTTGTCTGCATGAAATTTACCTTCGCTCTCTTCACTGTCAAGTGATAATGTTACCGCTCCCGGCAAGTCAATTTTCTCACCGTATGTGGTGCCTGCTGTATCATCTTTTGTAATTGGGAATAACTTTATGTTACTCAAACCAAATTGCACTTTATTTGCCATATATTTCTCCTCTCTTAAATATAATATGGGATTAGAAAGACCTTTTCCGTGTCTATATACACGTCAGGTCCTTTTTCCCACACGATTCCTGCTCTATCAAGCAGGTCTTCCAGCCTTTCTTCCAAGGCTACGTCTTTTCTTCTTGTATATAACTCAATGTTCCAATGTGCTTTCTTGTCATAAACTTGGTTCTCTGCCTTAAAGTTCCTGGAGCCTGCACCGGTATAAACTATGAAAGGTACTACACCGGGTTCAGGATTGACAAAGTAACCGATTGGAAGATTGAGCGGTTTTAAAAGTTCAACGGGATTAATCTTAACCATTTTCAATCCCCCTTCTGATTTCTTCTTCAAAATCCTTTATGACTTTTTGTTCAGCTGTTGCGATGTGTGGATGTGCTGCAACTCTGCCCCCATTGACTGTTGCGTGTCCATACTCAAGCAAGTGAGTCAGTCGATATCTCTTATCGTTGTAAATTGTTGCGGACTTGCCACCGGTTGATGATACTTCGTCTTTCTTTTTCCAACCTTTGGCATATTTGCCGGTTTTTTTCGGACTAGAATCTTGAAGTTCTTTAACCGCTGCATCTGCAACTTTTTCAACCGAATTATTGACCACTTCTCTCACTCTTTCTGCTTCATCGTCTAAAATCTTTTTGATTTCTTTCGAGATATCAATCGCCATTGTTAGCAACCTTCCTCTCGCATACAAGTTCAAGTTTGTCGAGTGTTCGCTGATAGGTTCGAATGATTGAATATTCAATATCTTCGCAGATTAAAAGCTCCGCACCTCGAAACTCATCTTCATAGATTTCAAATACATAACTCGGTTTAAGTCCTTGGTTGGATGCTCTATAAAACTCCGCACTTGTAACGGACATTCTTTCTGCAAAGACAGTCCACTCATCCTTAGCTTGTATAGGATTTCCCCACTCGTCGGTGGAAGTACCACTCTTTTTAATTAGTTTAATTTCTACCGGCTTTTTCATGAGGTAGCTCATCTCCATACTTTTCGCTCAAGGCAAGATGAGTTTTGAGTGATTTATAGCACTCAATCAAACCCTCTCTATCCGGATTTTCACTTCCGAAGTGAGCCTTGACATAAATTCCAACCGCTCTTTTAACAAGGTCGTCGTCAATCTTTTCCACACCGCTTAGCTTTAAATCTAAAAGACAAGCTTCAATCAAAGTTTCAATTTCGTCATCGAAAGCCGTTGTTGTTACTTGTCTTAGTAGGATTTTACAATATTTTAAAAGTTCAGGTGTCATATAATCACCCTATTTCTTTACTTCCTTTGCCTTGGTACTTTTTGTCTCAACCTTTTCACTATCATCTATAACAACTCCTGCTTTCAGATATTTTTCAAGGTTCTTGTTTTTTTCGTCTATAATTTCGTGGATATTATAAAAGACCTTGGTTTCAAGGTCTTGGAATCCACTTATAACTCTGTAAGCCATTTACTAAACACCTTTTACCATGTAAGCGAAAGCTTTTTCGTCAATAACTCCGCCGTCATGGACTTCATAACCGACAAAGTCAGTTGTTCTTGCCTTTGCGTGTTGTTCAGTTACAAGCTTCATCGGCTCAGATACATTTTCTTTATAACCAGCGCCCATGTTACCGATTAGGATTTCTCCGTCATTCATTGCATCTTCTTCAACTACTGGAACACCGAAGATTCTACCCACACCACCTGTTGTTACATCAGGGATGAAGAGTGGTCTTCCTTGACCGTCTAAAAGATTTGCAAGTGTACTCCAGATTGTTGCGTTGTTTGCATAAATCTTTGAACCGCTTACATATCCTGATTTAATCTTTGACATAGCAGCTGTGATGTCTTTGTATGTCAAACCATCAGCTTTATAAGCAATTTTTTGTGGAGTAGATTCTTCAGCTTCAATTGCTGTGATTACACCTTGTGGGTATTTAGCATCGCCTTTACCTCTAACAAAAGCTTTAGCCTTTGCAGAACCCATTCTTTCTGCAAGTTCTCTTTGAATGAATGGAATGAAGTCTGCGATTGCCATTGCTTGTAGTTTCCATGTTACTGTAACTGCTTTTGAAAGTTCCTTGCCGCCGAGTGTGAGTTCACCGAATTTGTTTTTTTCATCTGCTGTAACTGTTGCTTCATCGTAATAGTCAGCATCTCCAGCCGGAATTTCAGTTCTCTTTACGTATTTGACTGTTCCTTTGATGTTTGTTGCTGTTACGTCAGCTAAAATCGGGTGAAGTTCTTTCATCTTATCAATGATTCCACCTACAACTGTTTCAGGAATTACGATTTCTGTATTTGTCGTGTTATGTGTGTACACATTTTCAGGGTTCATTTCATTGTAAAGGTTAATTTCATCGTTTGTAAGGTCTCTTTGTAAAGCTACCTTTGCGAATACTGTTTCATAATTTGCTTGGTTTAATTTTTCTGCTGTTTTATCCACCGGTTTTAATCCCCCTTCATCTACTGATAAATTTTTCATGTCGGTTACCTTGTCGTCTTCTTTGTTAAGTGCGTCAAGGTTTGCTTGTTCTTTGGATGCTTCTTCAAATTCTGCATCAAGTTTTTCAATTTCTTTTCTCTTTGCAGCGGCTTCTTCAATCTTACCTTCGTTGATTAAGTTTTGTGCTTCTTCGAGCATTGCTGCTCTCATCTCTAAATATTTCTTCTTGTTCATTCTTATCTCTCCTTTAATTTCAATAAATTGAGCTGTTCTTGCTCTTTTTCTTGTTTTAATTTATCAATAACAGCCTGTGGGATTAAATAATCACTTGCTGCTACTAATCTAAATTGGTCTGTCGTGTCTTCTTTTGACAATATCTCGTCGATAAAGCCATTTTTCAAAGCTTCATCAGGTGTAAACCATGTTTCATGGTCCATAAGTTTTAATATTTCTTCTCTCGTCTTACCTGTTTTGAGCATGTAAGCATTAGCAATGGTGTCATTTGACTTCTTTAACTGCTCCGCATAATGTTCAAAATCTCTATAATCGCCCGCACCGCTTGCACTGACGTTATGAATCATCATCTGTGCTGTCGGGCTCATTGTTACATGAGTACCAGCCATAGCTATAACCGATGCGGCACTTGCTGCACGACCGGTAATTGTTATGTTGACATTTCCTTTATGTTTCATAAGTGCTGTATAGATTTCACTTGCCGGATAAATATATCCGCCTGGCGAGTTGATTTCAATATCCACATCTTGTCCTTCGATTAAGTTTAAATCTTTTGGACAAAAGGCTTCCATATCGCACCAATCATAAATCCACTTGTCATCATTTCCCACAATTGTCCCGTTAATCTTTATTGGCATCTTCTTCACCCCCTTGCTCGATTTCTCTTGTATCTAATCGTCTTATATACGCTTGTCCCAATCCGTCAGGGATTGGACCCATGTTGAGTATTGCTCTCACTTCGTCTGGATTCATTATTCCCCTATCTACAAATTGGACTAGGTTTAATTTAGTTTGCATACTTGCGAAGTTAAGGTTTGAGGATTCAAAGATGATTTTATTTCCGAAACCTCTTTCACGTCGTGTGAATATCTTTCTTGTAAATTCATTAGACATCTGTATCAATACCGGCTCAATTTCCGCTTCGTAATATGATATCCATTGGTCTTCGTTGTAACTTGATTGGACTATGCTTTCATTTGTATTAAAAAAACTATAGATCCTGTCTATAGTTCCTTTTGTTTGCATCGGATTAGGTACATAATTCTTCGGCTCTACTTGTTGTGCTTCAAACTTGGCATCTGTTGCAGCAGCTCCGCTCGTTTCTGAGTCGATTGATAAAAAACTGTCCACAAACTCTTTCGTTTGTCGCTTGATGTCTTCTTCTCTCAACACATTATTGAATTTTAAAAGCCATTTGATTATATTGCTATTCTTAATTGCTTTGATTATTCCTTGGTCCGTTGTGCTTACAACTTCCATGAGTTGAGTGAGTGCTTGTGCCGGATTTTCTCCGAAGATATCACTGCTGTTGAAGTCACGTCTTAAATGAATTACATCCGAATATCTAAAAGTGTAATACTTACCCTTAATCACGAACCGTAAAAATATTTCGCCTTGGTTATTCTCAAGGGCTTCAACTGAATTTGAATTTATTGGATATATTGATGTTGCAAGTCCGCTTTCATTTCGTTCAATTAAAGCGAAAGCGTTATTGTTTAATGCAAGTTGGTTTGCCATCTTTTCTTGGAGCATTTGTCCACTCATATACGGATTAGGCTCTTCCAATAAAAACCGGATATATGCATCCGGATTTACCTGTAGCGTTTTTCCATCGTTTCTGATGTGTTTAGCGACAGATTTTCCTATAGCCTGTGTCTTAGGTCTAATACACGAGCGAACAACGTCTGAGGCATATAAATTACCGTTATAAGTGTAGAATCCCTCGCCTTGCTCCGTAACCATTTTATATCTTGATACTGTCACTGTTTCATTTTTCTTTTTAAAAATTCCCATTTCTTTCTCACCCCCTTATATCAAACTCATGTACTCGTCATAATTATCTTCAAGTACAATGATTGCATCCATTAGTGATGCAACTCCGTCTATCCTTCTTCGTGGATTACTTGTCTTTACAAGTGCTATATTGTCGTTAGTATCTGATTTAATTGCAGCATTTGTCAAGCACCACTTTAAGATAGGATTGTTGTCATAATTAATAAGCTTCGACCTCAAGTCACTTTCTAGTCTTTTCATTGGATTGCTGAAAGTCTTTGCACCTTGGGCAACGGGGACCGGTACTGTTTTTCCGAAGTACTGAGTGAGTTCGTCTACAAGGTATGTTGCCGACCATCTGTCATAACCTAGTTTAAATATATAACAGTCCATCTCGTTTTGTACTTCAAGGAACCACTTTGTGATATCCTTGTAGTCGACTTTATTTGTCCCTGAACGTCTTAGGAGTCCTCTCTCTTCCCACACGTCGTATGGGATTTTATCTTCGTGGGATCGCTTTTCTATTAAATCACCCGGCAACCAATACATTTGCTTTACATATGTTTTTTCATCATCAGGAAGTTTAAAGACTATCGTTGCACATGTGAGGTCCGTTGTTGCTGCAAGGTCCACACCGCCGACACAATATCTTGGTTTAAGTTCGGACATATCAAAGGTTTCTCGGTTGTCGATGGTTTCAAATGTAAGCCATGATTCACTTGTCGTTTCAGGTATGTCGAAGTCTTTGGTGAGTAAGTTCTTAACCAGCTTTGGATTTGCTTTTGCCTTGTTCACTTTATCTCTTAATGCATCCGTTTTTTTAATTGTTCCGAGTCCCGGGTTAGCTTGCATCCATGTTTTTTCATCTGTCCATGTTTTTCTATCGTCTAACTCATACACCAGGAAGAGTGACCGCTCGTCTTTATATCCATCAGGGTCAAAGTAGCCGTTGATTGTTCGTTCCGCTTCGTCATATATATCATCATAAACATTTTCCCGAACTGTACCTGCTGTTGTAGTTATAAGAATCAAAGGTTCATCTCTCGCACTCGTACCGTCAACAATAACGTCATATAGATTCTTATCTGTCCATGCGTGGATCTCGTCCATTGTCGCTCCATGCACGTTAAGACCATCAAGTGTGTCAGAATCTCGGCCGACTGGTTTGTAGATGCCGTCGTTTAAATCACATGTGAGTTCAGCAACCAACGGTTTGATTCTTTTACTTAAAACCGGTGATTTTTTAACCATCCTTTTTGCTTCAAGCCATATAATCTTCGCTTGGTCTTTTTTTGTAGCACACGCATATACTTCCGGACCCGGTTCACCATCAGCAATAAAAAGATATAAACCTTCCGCAGCACTTAGCGTTGACTTGCCATTCTTTCTAGCAACAATCAGTACTACTCTTTGATATTTTCTTTCGCCAGTTATTTTATGGACTATACCAAAAGTTGCTGCGACCTTTGCTTTCTGCCACGGTTCAAGGATAAAAGGCTTACCGCCCATAGCACCTTTTGAGTGCTTGCAGTATCTTTCAATAAAATCTATTGCGTGATTTGCTTTACCCTCGTCGTACTCCCACTCGGAGTCAGGGTCAGCAAGGAAGTCAATGATGTATTTGTATGTTTTATATATTTTCGTGCTTACCTTTATGCGGTTGTTATTCATCCAATCCCAATAGAGTTCTATCGGATTCTTATTTTTCATTCAAAAACTCCTCGAAACCGTCGTCGACTTCTTTCTGTTGGTCTTTCGGTAGTAAATCCATAAGTTGCTTAATTATTGCGGAATACCTTTGAACCATAGTCGTATATGATTTAAGTGCAGGATGTTCACGAAGTATTGAATACGATCCTTGTGGCATAACGTCAATCGGACCGTTCTCATCAATCGCTTCTTTAAGTTCTTTCAAGGTAGCTTTCATGTAGGCGGCTTCCTCGATTAAGTTTTTTGCTGTAAGTCTTTTAACTCGCTCCACATCTTTGTATAAACTTGTAAGTCTTGTTATTTCTTTCTTAATTTCTTTATCTTTCGATATCGCCATCTAAAATCACCTACCTTTCAATCGGGTATTTATCAGTATTTCACTAGGGGGTTATGCAAAAACTTCCTGTGCGTTTTATTTAAGTCTCCTCCTCGGTCCTCAATCACTCACTCTCACTACTTTCAACAGGGGGAGTCTTTTCTCGTAAATTTCCGTATTCATCAAAAAATAAATTTTCACGAATTGCAAAATTCTTTTTAAAAGTTTTTGTATTATGGCACTCGAGACATAAATACTGAAGATTATCGTGATTAAGTGTAATATTGATATCATTTATATTATCTGGATTAATCTCTTCTATATGGTCAACAATATACCCTTGTCTCTTCCCACAATGCTCACATAATCCACCGTCAATGCTCCGTCTCTTTCCAATAAAAGAAGCACGACACTTTTGCCATGCTTTCGACTTATAAAACTTTTTTGCGTATTCTTTAATAGTAATCACCTCGTATAATAAAAAAGTAGACCACTACCCAATGGTCTACTATAAGGAGGCTAACGTAGATTGATTTACTTTATAATCCACTACATACAGTATACCACAATTTTTACTGCCATTTACTGCCATTTACTGCCATGTTTTATATTTTCCAACTTCTTTTCAAGATTCTTCAAAGCTTCTCCGTGCAGTCTATATACTTGCCGTTCAGCATAACACATCTCGTTGCATATATCTCGCCACGACCATCCCTCAAAGTAACGGAGCTTTAACAACAAGCACTCATCATGCCCGAGTAGGTTAATTCTATTCATCCATATGAGTTTTAATTCTATAAGTCTTTTAACATCTTCATCAACAACTTTTTGGAGTTCATCAATCCTATCAATTATGCTTTCAACTTTATCCGACCTGACAAATGATTTTTCTTTCGGCATCCCGGTTATAGTCGGACTCTTTACAGAAACTTTTAAGTATTCCAGTTCTTCAATTTGTCTTTTATTACTTGCGATGAGCTTAGTAATCATGCGTATCTGTCTAAGCTCTCGTTTTATTTCGAGCAAGTTCATCTTTCACCTTCCTTTTCATTTCAAAAGTTACAAGTTACAAACATACTTGTAACCGCTGTAACCCTGTTATTTCAATATCTTCAAGCTACAAAAATGTGGTTACAATTTTATTATCAAAATTTTTTTAGTTTTGTACGGTTGTTCGTATGAACAAGTAATATTAATATATTTATTTTTGAAAAAAGAATGTAACCTTGTAACCAAATGCTTATTCTGTTGATGATTTCAATACTTGTAGCGGTTACAAAAAAAGTTACTTCGGTTACAATTTATTTCTGCTAAACTCTCTGACCGTTGATTTTATCAGCTTTGTTAACGTTTTTAAAATTGTAACCGGTAGCAAATCTCATTCTTTTTTCAAAAAACAACGTGAAGCTTTTCCGTTTACTTTCTTTACTTTTATATCTAAGTCAAATTGTTCATATAATGTATCTTTAAGAATATTAGAATTAAATTTAACTGCATTATCCTTACACCATTTTTCGTAATCATCATATACATCACGAATTGGAACACCCTCATAATCGTCAATTTTACTTCCGTCAATATAGTCAAGTGCTGGATTGTTTTCTCTGTGATAGTCCTCATTAAATTCTTCAACAACTTTTGAACTTGTAAAGACGCAATTTTCATATAACCTTTTATATCCGTCGACCATCAACTTGACCCAATACTCCAAGGCTTCTGGACTTGTGATATTTGTTATAAACTTTGGAGCGTTCGTTTTTACCTTTGTATACATCGGCAACCATAGCACTCTCCTTTTGTACGGGGAGCCTTTTTCCCATGATTTTATTATATAATTGCTTGTAAAAATAAGACTTCCTGTAAAGAACATATTTTCTGCACTTTTGTATAACTCTCTTGAACTGATATAATCACACGTTGATATATTCTTTAAGATCTTCATGTCCCTATCATTAATACTTTGATCTTGAATGTCGTCTCCAAGGTTAGCAAGCATCCCTTTAAAACTCGGAAGATATCTCTCATCTGATAATTCTTTTATAGCCATCCCTGTAACATTTTCAGAATTGAGAATTTTTCTTATAATCTGCAACAAGGTTCCTTTCCCATTACCACCACCGCCAACGAATATAAAGAACTTTGCAAGAGAACGTTTGAGCTCCGGATCTACAATTAGTGTATGGCCTAATATTTCAAATAATAAATTTTTATAATCCGCATCACCTTTAGTCAAGTGGTCAATATATTTGTCAACAATTTCCACCGGCTTTGCTTCGGGATTATATTCAATATCAATGTCATATGGAGTAAATTCATCAATTATAATATCGTAAAATTTTCCATCCCTCAAATAACCGTTTTTAAATTTTATATTAAACATTTCGTTTTGAGGTATTTTATCTGAGCGATATTGCATTTGTTTTATAACTTCATCAACATATCTTGTCCGTTGCTTGCCAACTTTTTGATATACACGTTTTTTCAATATACAATCCTCGTGAGTATATCTTCCATCTAATCCTTTAAAATAATATCGCTGACCGTATTGAACAAAGTTAAATTCATCAAGCAACCATGTAGCAACCTCATATTCATTGTCTTTGGTTGCTTCAATTACCATATCCCTTGATATTGTACCAAACTCTTCATCTGTTAAAGGCTCTGCAAAGATGTGTTCATTTACAAAAGATAAAATCTTTCTCCAATCCTTGCAGTCCGTTAATTGTCCACGAAGTGCAAACAACTTATTGTTCCTTCCTTCGCCTTCTGACATTCCCCATAAATTTTCAAACTTTTTATTGCTTGTAAAAATATAAGGTGCGTCTTCACGAACTCCAGGATTATCTATCTTTCTCAAAACTCCATTACGTTTGATAGTTACCGCATTTGTATTTCCTTTGTGCTTAATCTCGTAATCAAATCCCAACGGACTTGTCTTATTTGCTCCACGTCTAAAATCAGCAGGTTTTTTAAAGTAGAAGTGTACACCACGATCGGTCCATACGGTTTGCGTATTAATATCAAACGCAACAATTAGTTTTTCAATTACATTTTTTGGAATGGTATCAATATCAATAACATAATCGTTATCTTCAAGCACCCATCCTGCATCTTTAAAAGCTTCGTGACTGTCACTTATCTCAGTTAAATCCTTTGCATACTTTTTACCAGGTTCAAATTCTACATACAAGCTCTACACCCTCTTTCGACTATAGTTTTCATTTCCATCTTTTCAAATTCTTCATAATCAAATCGTAGTACCACTGAACGTCTACTATGTTTTTAAATTCTTTAAATTCACTCAAGTCACCGTTATATAGATACATCCTGTCCGGAGCGTCTGCAAATTTAACAAGGCCATCGTCTTGACGCTTTTTGACAATCTCGATTCCTTCACCCTTACAAGCAAAAACTCGGTTAATTTTTGTATCAAGTAACACGTCCGGACTGTCGGCTTTTACCACCCCTTTGTAAGTTGACCCAGCTTGTAAGATATATTGGTATAAAATTGGTTCATCTAAATGATTTGTCACACTCTCGTATACTGGAATATCATTGACTAGATAATCAACAAGTGCTATATGTGTTATTCTTATATCATTATTTGCAAAGTATCTGTTGTCATGATATTTATTTACATCTGCACCTTTAACTTTAATTTTTCCGTCATTAGTTAATGCAATATAGTTATTCACGTCTTTTTGAATCCATTTTTTGAAATAGTCAACACTTAAGTCAAGGTTAAATTCCTTTTCCCAGTCAGCTTTAACTCGCATGTCAAGGTCATTGGATATTGTATAAGCTACACCATCTGTATTTATGTTGATTATTCTTGCTCCAACACTCGCAAGTCTTTTTGCAAGTGTATAGACTGCAATTTGTCCATTAATACATATGGAAAATGCTAAGTGTGGATTGTTAAGTTGTGAATATTGATTATTCAGCAGTCCATACGTCGAATTCAGAATAAGCTTGTACGGAGCCTGCTCTTCTTTCTTGCCCTTCGCTTTTAGTTTAAGTCTATAGTCAAGGATTCTCTTATATTCGTCTGTTTTGTCCGTCAATCCATTCAAGTTTATAAGGATATTCGGATACATGGAGTTTACATCCATCAATTTCACATTATCCTCTTGTACAAACCCCCTCGGAGCACCATGTAAACCACCCCAACCAAACTCTATGATATTTCCAAACTCTTCTTTAATCACTTTACGCTTTTTGAATTTAAAATCGATTGTCGTATACAATTCACTCCACATATCTAACACTTCAGGATCCACATTCGCGAGTAGATCTTCGTCAACATGCATACCTCGACTGAGACTCTTTTTTGGTCGGAGTAATTGACCGACAATAGAAGTTGTATTCCATTTGTAGGCCCTATCTTGTAAACCCTCATCTTCAATCATACCAACAATGGCCCTCTTTGAAGAGAAATACTCACCCCTCATATTGTAGACCTTTAATGTACTCAAAACGTCATACTCACAGTACTTCAAGGTTTCTAGATTTTCACTCGGAGTCAACGGTCGGTCTATATCAAAGGGCACTGAACTTTCTACAATTGACAATCCCATATTTCCCTCGACTTTCTTTAGACCAGGCCGAGAAATATCAATTTGTTGGTATACATCAAGTGTGCGATTATCGATTTTCTTCATGTTAACCTTTGTACCGTCACTAATAATATTGTCATTCCATTCTTTTAAAACACTGTGATCAAATGCTCCGTCTTTAACCTGAGTCATTGCATATAGGATGTAATCATCATAATGATAGTTATTATAACCAATCAAAATCTTACCTTTGAGAAACTCCGCTAGGTCCTCGTATCCTTGCCCCTTGATAATTCCCTTGTCTATATACTCTCCTAAGCCGTCAAGGTTAGAAGAGAAAACCCTAACAGTTTCCCCTTCTAAATTCTTAAAGACAACCATGGAATTATACTTAAACACTTCAACGTCGTATACAAGTGTATTTAAATATTCATCGAATTCGTAATTCATCTTCTTGCCTCCGCTTGTTATTGGCTTGAACTTTCAAGTCCACCCATCTGCAATTGGTGGGTTCATAGTTACCGTCAACATCTATTCTATCAATTGTACAATCACCATAAGGAGCACTTTCATCATAACCATTTTTTAAGGCCCATTTTTCAAAGTTGGTATAATCGTTTTTCCAAGATTCACAAATTTTAATGCCTCTACCACCATAGTTTTTATAATCTTTAGTGTTTTTGTTAAAACATCTGCGTTTCATTGCGGACCAAATTTGATACAATCTAGTATTTGATTTTCCATGAGTGGAGTTCTTTTCACCTATCAATTTTGCTTTATTGCAGCCACATGATGTCGAATTCCCACTAACTAGATTGCCACCTTTTACATTTATAACATTGCCACAATCACAAACACATTTATAAATGCTTTCTCTATGTTTCGTTGTACCAATTTTTGCAATAGGTTTTAGCATTCCAAATTTATGTCCCATTATCGGTTGGGCATCTTTTAAGTTTTTTAACGTAGTTGTTTCTGATGACAAACATCCGCATGATTTTATTTCACCTTTTAAAATGTGATCTTTTCTAACTTTTTTATAATTACCACAATCGCATTTGCAAAGGTAATAATAATTTTTAAGCTTTTCTACTGGAGTCAATCTATTAAATTTTTTACCTAGTAGATTATCCATGACTACTTCCAATTGTTTGGCTTCTTTATTTCCGCATAAGCAAACTTTTTAAAAGCAACCTTGACCTCAACCATGATATCTTTGCCGATAATCTTTGCAGCATCTGCAACAGGTACTCCGAACTTTTCTTCAAACTTTTGATACTGAACTTCTTTCTTTTGTGGGTCTGTGAACCACTTCTTTAAATTCTCAACATATTTTGAATAATTCATCCTGCTTTCGTAAGTCTTACCATCATTCTCAAACCTAATCTTTATTGCGATGCCGTCGTCAATAATCTCAGATATCTTTGTTTGTATAATCTTCCCTAAGTCCGATACTTCAAACTTGCTTATGACTTGTGATTCCCAGTATGAGTTAAATTTTTCATACACGTACACATCCATTTTCCTACCAATTGCCTTTGTTAGTTTATCAAACGGCAAGTCGAAATATTCTTTGCACCACTCATCCACTTTCGCCGCTTTCTCAGGGTCCTCAACAAACTTTTCTCCATTCCAACTCTTCTTGTTGAAGTTTACCTCCAATACCTCTCCATTTTCCACATCAAGGTGTGTCAATACCACCTTTTGTCCATCATCCTCATAAGCTACTTCAATCAATTCAACATCTTTTCTTAAATCCATAATATTTACTTCCTTTCTTTTTCACAATTAACTCACGATTAATCTTTTAATTTTTGGCTATTTCAAGCCGTTTTCTACTAATCGTGTGCGCTGCCACTCACGATTAATCTATCTCACACATTTTAGTGTGTGTTCTATTCCACACGATTTTCACTTGTGCTTTCTTTCTCTATTTTCTCTATCGCAAAGTCACAATAGACCTTGATTTTATTCAAATCGGACAACAATTGCCCCTTCTTCTTGCATCTCATGGCATACTTCAGTATGTTTCCCACGCAATAGTTCAAAAATCCATTTTCATCTTCATCCGTCACTGACTCAATAACATGAATACTTTCTATATCCAGTCCCTTGAGTTTATAGTGGTCAGGTTGTCTATAATTGTCACTCATCTTAATAAAACCTCTTGCTTTTATGGAGCTCTATCCATTTGCTATCTTTGTTTCTACGGTTCAAGTAATAAAATGCTTTGCTCTTTTGTGTGCTCAAGTGCCGCATAGCATTTTCCCAAGCGTCATATCCATAAAGTTTCTTTGCCTTGCCCATAATTGCTCGTATCTTGCTTTCATCATGATTGCTTTCAATGAACATATAATCATATTTGAGTTTCGGTGCATGCTCCAGGGTTGACGTGTCCGTAGCATATATGAACCTTTTATCTTTAATCTCAACCACATAACCATGGCACGGTACATCGTGTACGCATGGGAAGCATTTAATCGTTCGGTCATTAAACTTTAGAACCGTTGTATCTCCAATCACATGATTGATTACAATCCTTGTAGCAACATCCCAACTTCCAATCCATACGATCTTCGGATAATCTCTTTTGATATATCTTACAGTCGGCATCTTCAAGTGGTCACTGTGACGGTGAGTGATGAAGATATATCTGACGTCTTTCAAATACGGTTTAATTTTCCCATACGGAAGACCTACATCAAAGAGCATATCTCCAATCAACACCGAGTTCCCACTTGAGCCCGAACCGATTATTTTATAATTTATTTTCATCATGTACCCTCACCGGAAGTATGAGACCAACAAGTTGACCTTTATTGAAGATACACAGAACTGTATAATACTCCAATCCCACCAACTTCAATTCGTCTTTCGAGTCAATAATTTTCAAAAAATCCTCGTTATAATATCCGGATAGATTTTTCGATTCAAACTTGATTAAATTCTTTTTACTGTCCGTCTTTGGTTCTACTGACTTTTTCATAACATCTTCAAAGTCCTTGAGCTTGTCTATCATCATGCTCTTAAGGTCGAACTCTTCAAACTTCGATAGAACAAAAATACACTCATCTTCAGCATACTTTTCGTCGTCTTTCTGTGTAAATCTCCATGCGGAGTATCCGTCGGTCATCCACACATAATCACCGTCTTTTTGATATCTACATTTTCCTGTCGTTCTTTTTATCTTGAAAATCTTCCTAACTATGCTCCAATACTTCATACTGTCCACCTATCCGTTAATCTTCACTGCCCAAGTGTACCCACCATCAGTGACCCTTACTCCGTCAAGCTTTTCTCCAGCTTCCGTATAACAACTTCCGTCATCCTTGACGATTACTTCGGACTTGAGCGTAACCTTGTCAACTTCTTCCGTCGTTCTGATATATTGACCGTATCCTTTTTCCTTGAGTTCTTTTAAAATGTCATCGGAATACTCATATTTTGCGGGAATCTTTCTTCTGGAGACCGTTCCATTTAAACAAACCACTTTCTTTTCTTCCGCAACCTCGAGTTCACCGGTTATCAAGTCAAGTATTTCTTTTTCTTGAGTCTCAAGCTTTTCAATCTCCGTCTCAAATCTGAGTTTCAGTTTTTCTTCTTCCGTCTTTCTTTGCTTCTTTAAATCATCCTTGATTTCTCTGAGTTCACGTATCTTCTCGAGCCTTTCATTTGCCTTTATTGTGTCAATCATTCTTCCATTTTCCTTTCTATTGCTTGTAAAATCTTAACCGCTTGTGGGAGTTCTAGGCATTTAATTCCATCGCATAATTCAGCATATTTATCTATTTCGGATATATTTAGAATGGCAATTTTATCGACTCCGTTGCTTGAAAAAACTCTATATTGTTCTATTGTCTTAGTGCTTCCATTACAAAGCTTATACTGCTTTAAATTGTATTCAGCAATCGCCCCTAAAGAGTTCAACTCCTGAATAAAAATCTCATCAATCATTACTTAAAAACCCCTTTCCTGATATCTTCCCTAGTATCTACCTTGTCGGCTTCCATAATTTTTTTTAACATCTTTGTACATGTTGATAAATCCTTTAGTTATCAATGCTAAGATTACTGCTGTCGTAATTGATATTACAACCTCACTTTCTGCAAGTACGAATATTATTGTTATTGCAATGAGTGATAAACTCACCGTAATTGCTTTTCTATCCATCTCTACTCCTCTCTATAAGTTGAAAAAAAATTCTCGGTTACGCCTAAATCTTTTAAAATGGATACAACGTCGACCTTAAGTTCTTCCACACTTTTATAAATGCTTTCCACTCGCTCATCTAAATCGTAATCGCTAAATTCGCCTATTTCTTCAATTCCTGAAATTGCACTACCTAACACATCAAACAATTGGAAAGCTTTTTCTGTATCGCTCAATAAAATCACCACCTTTTAAAAACGTTGTAGATTGTTAATCCTCAACTTCCTCAATTGGTATTTGCTCAAAGTCACTAAGAGTGAGTCCGAATTTTTCTTTTATTTCATCGATTTCTTTTTGTGTAAATCGTGTTTGAAAATTACTCGTTTCAAGGCTATTATCTAGTGTAGGCTCATCATCATTTTTATCGTAATTTAGAAAATTGCAATCGTCGTCTGTTTCTATCTTAAACTTAAGGAAAAACCTCTCTTGTTCTTCTCTTTCTTCAAGCGGTGTCCTTGCGTACTTGTCTATAAGGTTGTACAACTTTTCTTGCAATTCTTCAGATAAATATTCGGAAAATTCAAAATACGTACATACATAGAATCTCTTGTCCTTACGTATATATGCAAGTTCGTCGTTTCCGTCATAAATTGAAATTTCATATAAGCTTTCTGCAATTTCAAGTCCTAAACTCCGAACTTCTTTAATAAATTCTTTTGTCTTCAACATTTTTTCTCCATTTCTACTCCTTACTCAACTCTTCTCAACTCTACTCAACTCTACTCAACTCTACTCAACTCTACTCAACTCCTGTACATAAAAGTCATACACTACTGAAGATATGAAATTCCAAAATTCTTTTGTACATCCGATATCTGTGCCATTTTTCCAGCAGCATCAACTGCCTTTGTTCCATTTGTAATTGTCCAAGCTCTAGTTTCA